ACTCAGGTCTTTTCACCTGTTCATTTAAGTAGATGCGCAAGTGGAAACACCCTACCAGCGAATGACGATTATACTTATTATTGGTATTATAAGGTTGATGAAAAGATTTTATATTTCAAATCACCATCTGATACAACGTGGCGAAATATACAAGCCGCATATCCTATTTGTATATTGACAAGAAACAGTGGCGAAGATATTAGTTTCGCCAAAGACTCTAACGGCAATGATATGATATTTAATGGTGCTGGATTTATCGGACACCATATATTTGTTTATCCAAATGTTAAAGCACTTGTGTGTAAAGGGTATAAAGATGACAGAACTTTAGACAGTTTGTTGTTTAATAATCAATCTTTACAAATAATTGAAATGAGAAATCCCTCTTATTTACCAAACTGGTATTATCCTATTCAATTAAACGCAGGAGGGAGTGTTGCTAGAAACGCATACAGGCATATAAAGACAAAAGATGAATTATTACAACGAGCTGCACTAATTCAATATGTTGAATCTGATAATCTATGCTATCTTTGGAATGGTAGTTCATATGACACACAAAATTGGTGTCCTTTTGTAGATTATAACTACAACGGCACAACCGTAACAGACTTCACAATCCGTCAACCTTATGATGAGGGTGCTAGAAACCTGCTTACTGATGAGATTGAGGCAGAAGTCGCTACAAAGCAAGTAGATGTAACAACCTTGACAGGCTACGATTCAACACAAACACAAACTCTTAAGAATATCAACGGTGTTCTTACTTGGGTAACAGATTAAGGAGAAATATAATGGATGGTATTAAGAAAATCATTAAAGAAAAAGACGAAAACGGAAACGAGATTGAGGTTGAAGTAACCGAATATCCTAATATTCCAGTAGTTGTAGTAGAGAACGAGGGCGAATAACGTCGCCCTTTTAGGGAGTGAGAAAATGAACTGGGAACAGAGATTGGAATTTCACGAAGGATTAAGGCTGAAGCCTTATAAATGCACAGCAGGAAAGCTTACAATAGGCGTAGGGCATAACATTGAATCCCGTGATTGGACACCTGAAGAAAAAAAAGCAATCGGCGACTGGAAGAACGGCATAACCAAAAATGCGGCTTATATGATTTTGAGAAATGATATTAACCTTTGCTTGGATAAATTAAAAACTCTAGGTTATTGGTATTATTTGGATGAAGAACGGCAGTACGCATTGTTAGATTTGTGCTTTCAACTCGGCTGGAACGGGTTAAACAAGTTTCGTAAAATGTTAGAGGCGTTTAGGACGAGAAACTGGGCGGAAGCGGAAAGACAATGTCTTGACAGTAACTATGCCAAACAATGCCCTAAACGTGCCAATAGAATTGCTAAACTTATCAAATACGGGAGATGGGAAATTTGAAGTATTTAAATCTTGATAGAATATGGAGTTATTTAATAGCAACTCTTGGTGCGTTTTTTGAACCGATAAGCGTTTTAATCGGGTGGATGTTGATATTTATACTTTCCGATATGATAACAGGAATTTATGCAAGCTATTGTAAAGGGCAAAAGATAACATCACATAAAATGCAAAGAACTGTGGTCAAATTCTTAATGTATGGCGGTGCGATTATGCTTTTAGAGGGATTTGATAAATACTTCATCACGTTTGCCGAGCTGAGCCTGTCTAAAATAGGCGCAACGATTATCTGCGGTATTGAGCTTTATTCGGTGTTTGAGAATTGCTATAAAGCGACAGGAAATATTGTTTTTAAGGTCTTAACGCAGTTCACAAAGAAAGAAGTGGAAGAAAAGACGGGGGTGCATATAGATGAGTAATTTAATATGTTTGATTATTGGCTTTTTTATCGGAAAATATTTTGCGGAGTGGATTTATGATGTGGATTAAGCTTTTGTATGAATTAGTTTCAAGCTTTCTATGGAGAGTAAGAGGTGGCTTGAAGTTTTGGGGACATAAACTTCCCTTAAATAAAATATGGTTCGGCATATGGTATGCGACCTTATACTGTTTGTTAACTGTATGGAATCTTAATGTATGGGCAGTAACGACAATAGCAACAATCGTGGCTTATCAAGAATACGGATGGGGAGAATATGTAATGTGCTTGTTAGGTGGTCGTAAACCTGACGAGCGTTCCGACTGTTCTTTGGTTGATGATATTATTGATAACTTAAAAATCACTTATAAAGGAAAAGTTTACAAGTTAGTTGATTATCCGAGATTATTCGGCTGGCTTGGATTATCGTTGCGTGGCGGTATAATGAGTTTTACAATCGGGCTTGCTATTCAAAACATACCTTATATGTTTACAGGCTTGGCAATGGGAACTGTTTATTGGTTAGGTGGACTTGTTTGTAAATATATCAAAGATGACGGCAAGTACGGTTGGCGTTGGGCTGAATGGTTGTATGGTTTTTATCTTGGGTTGGTATTATGCGTTATTTATTGATTATCATAGCTATTTTAAGCGTAGCGTTAGGGTGGTATGTTTTTAAGGATAATCTCAACCACGATAAAATAACCTCTCTCACGACAGAAAATAGCGCATTAAAAGGCAATCTTGATTTTATGGAGAAAAGGTTTGAAAAAGAACACAAAGACAAACTGGCAATCAGTCAGCGAAACAAAGAACTTGAAGAAGCGGCAAGACAAGATAATTTTAATTGGATGGCTGATATTAGCAATAGTGCTGTTATTAAGCGGTTGCAAGCAAATTGAGTATGTCTATGTAGAGCCGGAGCGTGTGCCGATAACTTGTATAGATGAGATTAAAACCCCTTTAGATATGGCGAAGTGTTTAAATGAGTACAAACAAAGATACTAAAGAAAAGAGTAAAGAACAGTTGCTTTTTCCGAAAAAAGAGTGGAATTCGTTAATTAAATGGCGACCTGTTTCAAATATCCCTGTTGAGGAAATCTACAAAGATTTGCCGGAAGTCAAGCGGTATCACGAGAATTACTGCCGATTTTGGCTTAAAGATAGGGGAAGATAAATTTATTCACAACAACCCCTGTAAATTGACAATCTTGCCGAGTCGTGTATAATAACAATGTCTTGTATAAGGCAAGCTTTTTTAACTTGGTGCGCTTGCCGAAAGGTGGGCGCATTTTGATATGTTTAAAGATAAGATTGGAAACGAATTGAGGTATAAGCATATCTATATTTGCCACGTTGATAGGTATATCGGAGCTTACAATCCGCATACTGGCGAGGTAGTCGGCTATGAACCAAGCAATAAATTTATTCCATTTGTTAAGAAGTTGCTTAAAGACTTCCCAGATTATTCGCCTCATAACGTGATAAACAAGGGCATCCAAGACGAGATACGCAAGAAAATCCTAATGGATATTGCTAAAAGAGAATTACAAAAGACTCGATATTAAGGCTGTACACATTATGTACACAAAATCGGGATATTTGTACACATTTTAGGACATTTTAGGACATTTTCATTCACCTTTGCGAATCGGTTTAAAAAGAAAAAAAGACTTGTAAAATCAAGGCTTTGAAATGGTGCCGTTTAAGGGATTTGAACCCCCGACCCACGCATTACGAAAGTGTAGAAAGTTAGCCTTTTTCAATATGTTATAAAGATTTGTACACAATATTGTACACATTAGCTAAAGACTTTCAATAAAGCATCTCGTTTTTCATCTGCCAAAACGTGAGCATATTTCGTTGTTGTTTTGATGTCTTTATGCCCTAAAATCTGTTGAGCAATTTTGATGTTTCCTGTTTCCTGTAATATCCACGTTGCAGATGTATGTCTTAGAGTATGGAAGTTTTGATATTTAACTCCTGCTTTTTTAATGGCACGTTTCCAAAAGTATCGATAATCCTTAAATGGCAGTCCGTCTACATTAAATACATACTCATTAATTTTCGGCTGTTTCTGTAATATCCTTTTTAGTTTAGGTATCATTGGGATAGTCACCAATCTGCCGCCCTCAACTGTTTTATCTTTGACGAGAATATTAATCAGATTATTCTTAAAGTCTAATTCTTCCCATTTTAATTTTAAGAGATTACCTCTCCGCATACCTGTATAGATAGCCGTATAGATGACAGGCTTAAAGCAATCATCGGCATTGGCTATTATTTTCTTAACGGTATCCATATCATCAAAATATTTTACGTTTTCTGCCGGAATTTTAAGCTTAAAGCGGTTTATTTTGATATTAGGTATGTTATACCCCAAAAGGTCTAATTTGTTAAGCATAGCCGAAATAAACGCTAAATCTTTATTGATTGTGGCATTCTTAACGTGTTTTCTTCTTAAATTGATAAATTCTGTTATTGCTTGGGGGGTAAGTTCATCAAGATAGGTCGGAAGTAGAGATTTTAATAAACTCATCTTCCTTTTGGCTTCTAGTGGTCTTGAATAGTTATGATAGTTTGTTTCGTATAAAATACCAAACGCTTCACCGATTGTTAGTTTTCCGCTTGGCTTGTTGGTAGTAGGGGTTAATTGCTCTCGGCAAAATATTTCAGCTTGTTTCTTATCGGAAGTGTGGCAAGAGCATCTATATCGTGTATGCCCTGTTTCGGTCGGTATGGAGAAGTATGCCCACCACGTTTCGCCTCGTTTGTAGAGTCTATATAAGTTAATTCTTTTTGCCATCTGTCAAGTTCCTCGGTCGGGTAGAACTTAGACTTTCCGACAATTTTAAACCCTATTTGCCCTGATTTTACAAGGTTTCTAAAGTTTTCTAGTTTTATAATTCCTAAGTATCCACACGCTTGTTTCTGATTTAAAAGCATTTTTTTCTCCGTATGTCAAGTTTAAAATAAGGTGGGCGGTCAGATAGTTTTTAAAAGCTTAACGAGGTTAACATAACCGCCCATTAAAATACTACTCCAAAACTCCACTTCCAAAAATCAATTCTAAACTCATACTCGGTATATTGACCGCCACAAAACTTATTCTGCGACAATCTTATACCAAAGCTCCAGTAATTATTCTTGCTTATGTATTTCATTTATTTAATTCCTCAATCTGTTCAAGTGCAACTTCTGCAAACCATTTATCAGTTGTCCCTGATTTATAGTTTTTTAAACATTTAACCGCTATCTCTAGCTGTTTCTTAGTCCTCTCCAATTCCTCAATAGTGGATAACAAGACATTGGTTGACCGCTTTCCGTCATTAGTGGTGGATAGTTCGTGCTGTGATTTAACTGTGTTAGGATTGTGGCTCATCTTCTGTATGCTCCTTTTCAACGCATTGTAAAGTAAATGCTTGTCTGTTAGGGTGTGTTTCTAGCCACTCCCTTTCTTCCTCTGTTAATCTACGCCAACAAGGGTGTTCGCAGGGTAAATCGCAGGCGGTAAAATCAAGACTTCTGTTCATCTTCTACCTCGTCAATATCTACCCATTTTTCTTGATAGTGTCCTCTGAACCTTATAATAATGCGTTCCTGTAATACTCTTGAGCCGTCAGCCTTTTTTAGCCATCTCAAATCGTGGGTGTTCTTTTCTTCCATTATTTCTAAAGGTCTGTAAACCAAGTCATCGACTTCTGTTTTGATATATTCTTTATTCATCTGTCTGCTCCTCTATCTTAAATCCCCAACAAATAAGTTCTATTTCCTTTTCCGTCTGCTTAGATAGCTTACCTCTTATAACTTCATAAGCTTTTGGCTCATAGTTATCATCTGCAAGGAATAGTCTATTTGTTACACTATCACTTACTAATATCATCTATTCTTCTCCTAATACTTGGTTGATTCTTTTCATTAAGTCATTTCCAAAGATATTATGGTCGTTTCTTGGAGTATTTATATATTTCAATTTTCCTCTGACTTCTTTCAGCAGTTCTTTGAGCTTGGTGTTTTCCTTTTCAAGTCTAACCTTTTCACCTCTTGCTTTATACATCTTTAAATGCGCTCTTTCAGATAGGTTTTTAGTCATTATCCATTTTTCATAAGTCGGAACTTCACTTAATACCTCAATCTTATCTCCATCTTTGCAGTAACGCAGAGTTTCCAAACAAAAGGTATTGCCGACCTCATAAGTTCCTTTTGGCAACCTGTAATAATAGTGATGATTGTCAGGCAGTTCGCCTTTTTTCAATTGTTCTGTTAAGTTAGTCATCTTTTAACTCCTTCAACTTTAATTAAACTCTTTGTCCAGTCATCAGCAGGAGCAATGTCAAAAGCTTTAAGGGTATATGTAGATAGAACAGCATTACATCGCCACTCTCCATTAAAATCTGTAGCAGGTACTAAAGGATACCAATACCACTCACCATCTCTATCCATAGCAACCCAGCCGTCTTTCATAAAAGGTATAATGTCTTGTATGTTAATCATTCTTCATTCTCCGTCTTAAATAAATCATCTATGTTAGCTTTACTCTTGCCGAGATACCTATAATCTTCTAAAAAAGGTTCTGTAAGATATTCTCGTTGTTGTACAAATCTTTTATCTATTAACAGGACACATCTTATTCTATCGCCTAAGATTGACAGTATATGTACTTTATCTAATCCATATCTGTATTGCCAAACATCTCCGGCTTGTGGCTCTTTGCTCATAGTTTTTCTCCTTTTAAAAATTTTTCCAAACAACTCCGTTTGTTTTTTCTTCCTGTTCTTCTCTTTCCTTATCGTATAAATCCAAAACCTCGTGCAAGCGTTGTATTTCCTTATCCTTTTCAGCCAAGACTTTTCTAAGACACTCAACTTCGGCTCGTAATGTTTCTTCCATACTGGCATTCTGCTGTTTACACATGATGAGTTCCTTTCCAAGTACGGTGGGTGTTCTGATTGTGCTTTACGGCAACTCGCTCATAGAAGTCTGGATATTTCAGGCAGTTAATACCGGCAATAATAACATCTATCAGCTCGCTATCTACGGCATATTTATACTTTGGTCTGCGTGGGTATGGCGACTTAATGTACTTTGCCTTTGCCTCGTTAAATTCGGCAATTTCGCCGATAAGTTTCTGTTTCTGCTCGGACATCGGCAGGTCTTTAAACGTACGTTCATGCCATTTTAAAATTTTATAAACCAAACATAATTCTCTTATCATAATATCCCTCCGAATAATGGTGTTTGTGAAACGTGGTATCTTATCCAACGGCAAGGCGCTCCGGTATGTCTATTTATGCCCTTTTCCGTGGTTTTAATAACCTTGTATCCGGATTCTTCTAAGTCGCAAATCCGTCTTGAAAGTGACCCGATACCTAAGTTAAATAAAGCTTCTGCGCTTGTAATTCCTTTGTGCGTTTTGCACCATTGGACTATCATTTCGTTCTGCCTTTTCATTTTACCCCCCAAATATATAATTTACATAAATGTCTTAATGTTGCCCGCTTGCCCTGTAATTCTAACCAAGCATGATGTTTTTTTCTGCCGGAAGAAGTGGCGATTTTTTCTTCTAAACGGCGTATTTTTGCCGATATTTTCTGAATGCTTTTAATCATCTCTGCCCCCTCATATAGTTTTCGTTATATCCCCTTTGTGCAAGATAGACAGCCGGAAGTTCTGACGGCATCCATTCAAAAGAGGTCTTTTCTTGCCAGTACAAAATAATTCGTGTCATGTAGTCGCAAAAATCACCAATACTCAATTTTGTTGTGGTTTTTGTGCCGGTTTTTTTCTTGTTTAAGAGGTGGATTATCTCGCCGGTATAATCTAACTCGCCATAAGTTAATCCTGCCTCGTCAAGAAACTTTGCTATTTCACCGCAAATAAGCCAGTAATAATTGTTCTGCTCTTTGGTGCGGGTGTGGATGTGCTTTTTGACTTCAACATCTATCGCCCCGCCGTCAATTAAATGTTCGGCTTGCTCAAACAAGGCTCTAAACTTTAATTTCAATTCTGACTTATCCTTAATAAACATAGCTTTATCCTATAAGGTGGGGCTGACGGAGATTTAGAGAAAGAAACAACAATATCAGCCCCATAAACTTACCATTTTATTTTCTCAAACTTGCCACGGCGTTCGTATATAACCGTGCCTTTAACCGTTAATCTCTCAAGTAATTTACATAAAAGCTTAATCATTTAAAATTTAACCTCGTCATTGTCTAAGTGTTCAGATTTAACCTTATTAAATAAGGTGGTTAGTTGATCGTGTTCTACCTCAAGACCACGTTCAAACAATTCCACGCAAAGATTATTGATAAAATCAATTTGGCTGTTGGAAAGCTTGTCAAAACTCTCAACCTTGCTTAGAAAATCTATTGACTGTTGAAAGTGTCTTTTAAGGTCGTCAACTGTCTTATTTTTAGCTGGAAGTTTAACGTTTGTGTCGCCGGTCTTAGCCGCTGCTCGTATTGCCTTTGTTGTGGCTGTTTTTTCGGCGGTAGTGGTCTTTTTAAAATCATCGTCTTCTTTGCCGTGTGTATTTGTTGCATCAGGGTCTTTAGTATCATCTATTGCAAACAAGCCGTTTAAGGCGTATTTTCTAGCGTATGATGATGTCGCACCGGTTATTTGTGCTTCATCCATACCTTTTTTAGCTAAAGGCTCACGGGCAAAAGCGGAATTTTCTATTGACTGGTCGCCAAGTGAAAGTTTAGCAGTGGCTTTAATGTAAAATCTGTCGCCTATCAGAATAATGTCATCTGATACAGTCAAACAAGCTTCTCCAAGTAAAGGTTTAACTGCTTCCAAAATATCTTCACAAGAGCGGTAGTTATATCCGCCAAAATTGTTGCGTTGGTTTTTAGGTGCTTTAAGCTTTGCTTGAATTTCTGCTAATTTCTTTGTAATCATCTCTTAATCTCCTTATATTGTCCATTCCATAACTTCTGCCATTAACTTGCGAAACTCGTCATCTTCACAAATTCCGGCAACTACGTTGTCATCTCTCATAGCTTCGGCATAGCCGTCTGCATACTTGTCAGTATAAAACTCGGCTTGTTCTTTTAAGCGGTCTTCTACAAACGCTCTTAAATTTTCCCAAGATTGGTCTTTTCTTTTTTCAGCGGTTGCCCTTAACGGGTGTTCCAAGTTCCTAAGTTCTTGGTAGTGGTCGCCTAAATTAAAATTCTCAAACATCTCTAAATCTCCTATAAAGGTCGGGGCTGTCCGGTTTAATAAACAAGTCTTGTTAGTGTGGATGCCCTACAAGCCCCGATTAAATTAAAATTGAAGCTACAATAAACATTGTGGCTATGGTTAAACCGATGCAACCGGCAATGTTGTCTTTGCGGTTTACTTCGGCTCTTAACTTGCGGTTTTCGGCTGCAAGCTCACGTTGGCGAGCGCACACGCCTAAAACTGCGTTAATTCGTATCTGCTCTGGTGTGATAAAATTTGTCATCGTTCATCTCCTTAGTCGGCTAATTTTATTTTTGCTGTGAAGTTGTAATAAGAGCAGCAGTAGTTGTAAAAGTAATCGAAACTTGATGTTTCAAGTCCGCCATCTGGGTTGCTCTTTGTAAAAGTGAAAACGCTGACAAATTTTTTCTCTAACTTGCGAATTTCAGCTAACATTTTGCTGTGGTTTTCAGCCGTAATGTGTAAAGTTTTAACTGTCATTTTGAAATCTCCTTATCTGTTGTTGTTGACCTTAGAATAATACTAATAATATTATTTGTCAACATAAAAAATAATATTTATAGTATTTTTTTTATCAACAAGGGGATTTTTAAAGTAAATGTTTGAAATAAAATAAATCTTTTTTAGGGATAATTGTTAAAAAGGCATAAAAAAACCGCCAAACGGCGGATAAAATAAAAAAATTAGTTATTTGATGCGGCAATTATGAATAATATTATCAGTAAAGGAATAAAGATTATAGGGTATAAATAGCAAAGGTAAATTATTCCTAACCAAAAAGCGGCATTTGGTACAATTAAAAA